TCCCGGCGGGCTCTTTTTTTGTGCCCATAAGCTCTTCAACGGTAATGCCAAAGTAGTCTGCAAGCTTTTTTAAGGTGCTGTTTCTTGGTACAGAACCGTTTCTCCATCCTGTGCAGGACGATGGGTCAAGACCAATCGCTTTGGTTACTTCGGAATTGGTTTTTCCGAATTTCTTGCAGTATCTATCAAAATTATCAAAGAACAAAATCTCACCTCCTTTTTTGTGCAAACCTACAAACTCAAACAAACTCAACTAAACTTATTGCGATTTGAGTTTATTTGAGTTATAATACAACCATACCGAGCGGCTGAAGAAGTCCCCATACTCTCCGATCGCCGCCGGTACTTCACAGGGCTGCCACGCAGCAGGGGTTCTTTCCCCACACCGTCCTGTTGATCAGGTGCCTATGCGCGGGCACCGGGTGCAAGAAGCAGAGGGTCGCGCGTACCTTCCGATCTGCTTTCTGCCCCAAACCCAAAAATATTGCCAAGAGTAAAAATGATAACCGCAATATCATTTTACACCATCTTGTATGGCTTGGCAATGTTTTTATAGCGATATTTTGAAATGATTTTCAACCATGGAGGTGGAAAACTTGCCGACCATTGAATGGAAAGCCGAAGTAGCCAAACGCAAAATGATGCTTGGCTGGGGCAATCGTGAACTGGCCTTGCACGCGGGCTTGTCGAAAGGCGTTGTGGACAAGTATATGTCCGGTCATTATCCCAATGAAACGCCCCGGGAGCTGATCGAGACCGCTTTGGGAATGAGGTGACGCGGATGCTGGCTTGTCTGATGTGCTTTATGGCAGGCTGCTGCCTGACGGCGTTTTTGTTTATCTGCACCACAAAGCCGCCCCGCAAAATGCTGGGGTTCTGGCTGGCGTATTTTAGCTTAATTATGGCGCTGGCATGGCGCATAGGAGGTTTGATGGTATGAGAAGTTGTTCATTTATTTTGGCTGATCTGATGGTCGCCCTGGGACGCGACCCCTACCACGCAGCCTGCACCGAGATGTGGCTGATGGTGATGATCATCGCGCCGGCGCTGGTGCTTGCCCCTTACCTGCTGTGCCGCTGGGACGAGTATATGCGCGCCGAGAACGCCCGGCGGCGTGCGGCACGGAAGCGGATCTATGAGAGGGCGCGGTGCTGCCGGAAAGCGCCGGCGGCAGCAGACGATACTGTGATGCGTGCCGCAAGATCAAAAGGAAAGAGATCAACCACGTTTACAATATGCGGCGCAAGGGCACTTACTGCGAAAATCCGCCCATTGTGCGGTATTGCAGCGTTTGCGGCAAGGCGCTCCCGGCGGGGTCTTCTCCGAACCGCAGGTACTGCCTTGCTTGCAGCGAGAAGGTGCATCTGGAACTAGCAAGAGAACGCGCCCGGCGGGTTCGGGCAGAAAAACCGAAGGTTGAAAAGCCCGCACCGCCGCCAAAGCCTGCACCGAAGGAGAAGCTTTCTCCTGGCAGACACCGCAAGGTGGACAAACCCTGCAAAGAGTGCGGCACGATGATGTACGGCGTGGATCCCGGCAAAATGTTTTGCGATGCTTGTAAAAAGCGCAGATACGGGAAGTCCAGCGTGGACACCGGCACGCAGCCCGGCATTGTAAAACCCAAGGAAGAGCCAAAAACCAACCACGACAGGATCGTGGATGACAATGCTGCCGCTGCAGCTATGGGTTTAAGCTACGGCAAATTCAAGGAATGGCAGCGCAGACAGAAGGAGTTGAAGGAACGTGGCGAAATCTACTAGAAACGAAGCGTGGCACGAGAGCTACGCTGCTATATTTGGTCGATATGGCTGCATCCGGCTGACTTTGGAGCAGGTCAGCGTATGTATGGGCATCCCGGCGCGGTATGTGCGCAAGCGCTACCCGGAAGGCTGGTCTAACATGGCCGGGCAGGAAGGCTCCGGCCGCGGCAACACCATCCGGCTGGACACCCTGCTGGATCAGGAATTTGGTACTTACTGAGGAGGGATCGTTATGGAAGATACGAAGATCGTTGTTACTGGCAAGCCGCTTGTGGACTTTGATTGCATCCGAAATATGCTGGGCGGTGTTGTGGAGGACGCTATTGACCGTCATTATTCCCCGGCGGGCAGGCTGATTGACCCGGAACAGGCGGCGCAGGTGGTGAAGGACAGCGTGGATCGCGGCGAACCGACCCGCGAGATCGCCACCGCAAGCCGGTATCTGATGCTGGCTGCCATGAGCATCTGCAACGACAGCATGAACGCCTTTGAGCACTATCTGGACGCAAGCGAGGAGTACCAGCGGGACAACGCGGAGTACATGGTGCTGGATGGGCGCAAGGCCGCTGCACAGATCCAGAGCATTCTCGGCGTGATGTCTGAGCTGGAGGGGCTGGAAGAACATGATTAAAACCATCAATGTTTTGTACACCGCCCACAACGATAGGAATAGCGAATCTGGCGTAAATCACAGCGTTTCTTTTCAAGTTTCGGAAGAAGTTGCAGATGACCTCACAAACCCGAAATTCAATCCTTTTCCGTGCTACATCAATTTTCCGATTGGACGAAAGCAAGTTCAGTTGTGCCAGATGGTTTGCGCTTATGCGATTATGCACGATTTCTGGGTTTTAAGTAGTGATCGCATTCTTGAAGTCTCTGTTTGACCGAGGTGGTGCAACCTGTTTTACACCAATGGCGGCAGGTGGGTAAACAAGAGCCGCTGCCAGCGCAATGCGCAGAACAAAACTATGGAGGTATGTATTATGAGCTATGAACGTAAAAGCGGGCATTTCCGCCGCCAGTACAGCGCGCGGGCCAAGAGGGCCGGTGAAGCCATGATAAAGGTGCTGCGGGACTTTGAAGAGCCGCTCAACGTGCAGGACTCCCGGGATGCGTGCACCTTCTGCCGCAGCATTCTGGAAAGCCAGGTGCGCGGCTGCCCGTACAATGACGCAGCGCTGGAAGCGGAGGAGGATCTGGATGCGGTTGCAAGCACTGATGAGCCCGATGCCTAAGTCCCCCACCTACGAGGAGACCGCCACCGGCTACGCCATCGCCGCCATGCGCATGGCAGAGCTGCCGCCGGACACCATCCTGCAGGTGGTTGCGGAGATGCGCGTTATGATCGACAAGTATTCACTGGCAGAGGCGGCGCAGATCGCCACCTCCAGCCCCTATTGACGGAGGTGGTAAGGTTGGCAACGCCAAAATCTTCCGGGCGCGGCAGACCGCAGAAGAACGCTTCTGCGGCTGTTTGTGCCCCGGACGTCAGGTTTCCCGTTGAAGTGCCAAAAGCCCCGCAGACAGCCCCGCAGGCGGTCTCGGTGCTGATTAAAGCCATCAGCGAGGATGCAGTCAAGCTGAAGCTGCTCCCCGGCGCTAATGCCGTGCGCGATATGATGGACAAAACCTTTGGCGCTGCGGGCTGGACCATGCGGCGCTATTTTGCCGATGGGCGGCTGTGGTGTCAGGTGGGCGTATACAGCCCGCAGGAGCGGGAGTTCGTGTACAAGGATGCAGGCGGGCTTTCCCTCCCCTGCCGTGACCCGGCTCTGATGCGGGAGGTCACCAGCTTTGTGTCCGCTGCCTCCTTCTGGGGTGTCGGCAGGGACGTGATGGAGCTGGAAGACATCGTGCTCAAGAGCACGCAGGTGCCCATCGTCAAGGATGACAAAGGCGTTTGTCGGCTGCAAACCAGCCTGAAGGTCGACCGCTTCGCTTACGATGACGCGGGCAGCATTACCATGGTGCAGTTCGTCACCGGCGAGGGTAAGAAGGTCTTATGGCCAGAGGCGTGATTGGCAAGCTGCCGGTGGTGTATGACCCGGTTGCTCGGCGGGTGGTCGTGGAAAACTCTGCGGAATTTGTGGAAACACAGATCCGGCAGAAGCTGGACGAGCTGGCGCACGGCAAGCCGCTGCATCTGATTTTGTCGGTAGATCTGGAACGCAAAAGCCGCACCCTGCCCCAGAACCGTATGATGTGGGCGCTGCTCACCATCATGGCAGACCACTACAACGGCGGGCGCACCGGCGGTGTGACCCCCGAGGACTGCTACACCGAAATGCTGGAGCAGTACGGTGCGGCGTTTGACTACTTGGAGGTACCGGTGGGTGCCGTGCCCATCTTGCGCAAGTCTTACCGGCTGGTGCACGTTGTGGAGCTGCTGGACAACAACCGCTGCACCGTCAAGTGTAGCCAAGGCTCCAGCACCTTTACCACGGAGCAGATGGGGCAGTTGATCGACGGAATATTTGACCGGCTGGCGGAAATGGGCGTCAATGACCCCAACGTTACCGCCTACTGGCAGGAGTGGCAGGAGGTGCCAAGGAAATGACACAGAAACGGTTTAAAAAATTGCTGATGGCGCAGGGCGTCTGCGCGAACACTGCACGCGGCCTTGTGGAGTATATGAAAGCCGTCAGATACTGCATTGAAAACGGCGAAGAGGTAGTCAAACTTGCAGATGCTGAAAACGTGACGTTTGAGCGCGTGAAGATTTACCCCTACGCAGAAACCTACAAGCGGATTCTGGAAGGGCGTGATTTCCTTGTCTGAATCCATTATGCAGTCCCGGCGGGAGTGTTACGTCTGCCGGATGAAGTACGGCGTTGAGACTGTTAAGGACTTAGAGGAGCACCATGTGCTCAACGGTCCGCTGCGCCCGGTGGCGGAGCAGTACGGCCTGAAGGTCTATCTCTGCCACCGGCACCACAATGAGCCGGGCTACAGCGCCCACTTTGACCACAAGCTGCGTCTGTACCTGAAAAAGCAGGCACAGCGCAGTTTTGAGGATGTGTATGGGCACCGCCAGTGGATGGCGGTGGTCGGAAAGGATTATTTGAAATGCTCAACGTTGTAGCGATCATGGGCAGGCTTGTCGCTGATCCAGAGCTGCGCACCACCCAAGCGGGGCATAGCGTGTGCAGCTTCCGCATAGCGTGCGACCGCAGCTATGTGCAGCAGGGTCAGGAACGGCAGGCAGATTTTATTGATATCGTGGCATGGCGGCAGCAGGCTGATTTTGTGTCAAAGTACTTCCATAAGGGCAGCATGATCGCCATTGAGGGCAGCTTGCAGACCCGGAAGTATCAGGACAAGAACGGCAACAGCCGCACCGCTGTGGAGGTCGTGGCGAACAATATCAGCTTTGCGGGCGCAAAGCGTCAGGACGGCAAGAATGCGCCCTCCTATGAGCAGCAGACTGCAAGCCATGTGGAACAGGCTAAGGCACAGACCGGCTTTTCACAGGGCAGCGCAGACGACTTTGCTGTGATAAACGATAACGACGATCTGCCGTTTTAGGGGGGGTAAGGCGTGAAAAGCAAAACAAAGCCGAAACAGGACAGTTATGTTGTCCTGCAGCGCTGGATGCGTACAGAGCTTGGCTTGGAGGGCAACGAACTGACGGTGTATGCCATCATTTACGGCTTCTCACAGGACGGCGAGAGTGTCTACAAGGGCGGGTACGGCTACCTTGCAGACTGGATAGGTCTGAGTGAAAACGGTGCCCGGAACATCGTCAAGAAGCTTGTGGCACGCGGACTGCTGAAGGAGCTTAAAACCATGGTGGGCGGCATCCTCGTGAACCAGTACGTTGCAGTCCGAAATCCAACCCCGGAAACGGTGCCGGAGGATGGCGCAGACCCCTACAAAAATTGTACCCCTACAAAAAGTGTACCCCTACAAAAAGTGTATCCAGACCCCTACAAAAAGTGTATCCAGACCCCTACAAAAAGTGTAGACAGGAAATATATAGGGAAACCTATAGGGAAACCTATCTATCCGCGCGAGGAGCGCGGAACGGATACGATGGATAGATTGGATACCGCACGAGAGGATGTCTTGGAACGATTCCGGGAGCAGCTGGAACTGGACACACTGGAGCGCCGGTACGAGCCTGAGAAATTGGAGGAGCTGCTGGACAACATTGCAGACATGTATTGCTGCCCCAGCATGATCCAGACCATCGGGCAGTATCCGCAGACCACGCAGTCCATTCGCAAGCGGCTGGACAAGCTTACCAGCCAGCACATCGAGTACGTTCTGGATGCTCTGCTTAACAGCACAAAGCCTGTCCACAATATCAGGGGCTACATACGGGCGGCGCTGCTGAACGCTCCCACCACCATGGAGCATTACTATCAGGCAAAGGGCAACAGCATCACAGCCAAAAGCAGAGGTGGGTGCGGGAAGTGATTGAGATCTGGAACGAGGAGCTCTACCCTCTCCCAAAGAGCAGCCCTTGCCGGAACTGCCCTTGTAAGGCGTGCTCGCCGAATTATTACAAGCAATGCACAACATGGCTTGCATGGTTTGCAAAAAGCTGGAACAGCATCCAGAAGCAGGCCGCAAAAGCCGCAAGAATCTGAGAATGGGGATATCGTCATGAGAACAATGGCAAAAATCGCGATCATCAACCTGAAAGGCGGCGTGGGCAAATCCGTCACCGCCTGCAACCTTGCCTGTCTGCTGGCAGAGATCTGGTCCCGGCGGGTGCTGGTGATGGATCTAGACAAGCAGGGCAACACCACCAAGTTCTTCAACCGCTTCGCCTACGGACGCAAGACCATGGGCGACGTGCTCACCCTGACCGCTGCCATGCAGGATGTGATCATGCAGACGGATTTTGAGCACGTCGATCTGGCACCCAGCAACATGAATATGCTGCTTGCCAACAAAAACGTCATGCTGGATGTGATGCGCCCGCAATGGGACAGGCTGCGCAAGGCGCTGGACACCATCCGCAACGACTACGACTACTGCATTATCGACTGCCCGCCTGACATCGACATGGCTACCGTCAATGCGCTGGCTGCCGCAGACTGGGTGATCATCCCGGTGGACTGCGACGAGTGGGCGATGGACGGCATGGACGAGATCCGCGAGCAGATGGACGCCATCCGGGAAAACTACAACCCGCAGCTGGAAGTGATGGGCGTGCTGGCAACCAAGTACACCCGGGGCAGGTACAGTGTGGACACCATCAACGAGATCGCCAACATGGACTTGCCTGCCTTCCGTAACCCGGACAACAGTATTTTGCGCATCGACTACAGCGTGAAGGTCAAGGAAGCCAAGGCGCGGCACTTGCCGGTGCACAAGGTCTGCCGGAATATCAAGACCAGCGCCCAGTATAAGGCGCTGGCGCAGCTGGTAAAAAAATGCGTGGAGGGCGAATGAATGAGACTGATTGATGCGGAAAAAGTTGCAGAAAGTTGGAAAGGCACCGGCCAGAAGCGCAAAGATGACGCCGAAAAGCTCATGATGTCCGGCAATGCAGAAGATTTTATAAAGGGCGCAATCGAAGAAGCGTGTGCCGAAATGCTGATAGGCCTTGCAGATTCGCTGCTGAAAGATGTTCCATCTGATCCGATTTATGAAGCGTTTTTTGAGTGGCGAAATCCCGAAACAGACCCGCCCAAGGTGGAAACCGAAGTGCTGATTTTGTACCGCAACGATATTGACGGATACAGTATTACGACAGCGCACTATGAAGACGGGAGCGTTTTTTTACAAGATAGCGTATGGTATTGGGAAGACCTTCCCGATTGGGGAACATACGACGAGGAGCGGGACGACTACAAAATCCCGAAAGGCTGGTGGGAATACCGCCACTTCAACCCGGACGACGTTTACAACAACAAGATAGACTGCACCGTGGTGGGCTGGATGCCGTTGCCGCCGAAGGAGATAAAACAATGAGCACTGGATTGTTGAACAGCCTGATGAACGCCCAGAGCCAGACGGTCACCCCGGCGGGGCAGCAGATGCAGGTGGTGATGATTCCGAGCCGGAATATTATCCCGAACCCGGATAATGACGAGATCTACGCCATCGGCAACATGGATAGCCTGAAGGACGATATCCAGCAGCACGGCCTCCGGCAGCCGCTGGAAGTTATCCCGGTAGAGAGCGAGCCGGATCGTTATATGCTGATCAGCGGGCACCGGCGCTGGGCGGCGTGCGGGATTTTGTCAGCGCTTGGAGATTCGCGGTTTGACTCTCTCCCCTGCTTGATTAGGGAAAGCCGGGGCGAACTGGACGACCGCATAGCGCTCATCACGGCGAACGCTACCGCCCGCGACCTGACCGACGGCGAGCGTCTGGCGCAGTACGAGGCGCTGAAGGATGCACTGACTAAGAAAAAAGCAGCCGGACAGCTGGAAGGTAAGGTGCGGGACGAGGTTTGCCGCATTCTGGGCTTGTCCACCGGTGCTGCTGCTCGGCTAAATGTGATTGCATCCTGCGAGAACGAGGTCATTAAGGAGCGCTTGAAGGCCGGAGAAATCGGTTTGATGGAAGCGTACCGCAGCGCACAGGATTATGCGCGCTTTATGGGTGCTGCACCGGAAGAACCGGAGCAGAAAGAAGAGCCTGTGGAAACGGTACCGAAAACTGCGTACCCAGCATGGGTTCTTGAATGCGCAAAAGAGGTTTGCGCATCAGATTGGGTTAAATCAGTTCAAGAATTTACAGCAAAAGCCCTTATAGATGCAAAAGGCGGCCTTTGTGGACGAAGCTTGAAAGAGGGATTTGTTGATTTTGACAACAGAAAAATACGATTCTGGGGCAGCAAAAATGGAGAGGTTACGTTTACATGGGCAAGATTTGTGAAGATGTGTCTGGAAAACGGGATTTACAGTCAGGATCGGAAAAAGTCGTCTTTGGATGCTGCCATTGCTGTGGAAAACAAAACTGCGGATATCCAGACAGCGCAGGTGGAGCAAAACCGTGGGATGGAACCGGAGAATGCTGCAGCCGCACCCGAAAAAACGGGAAATGCAGAAAAAGAATGTCCTGCAATCTCGAATACCTGCATTTGCGAAAATAACACGCTGCACAAGCTGGCAGAAAAAACGCTGGGTGCAAATGCAGCGTGGGAACTGGAATGGGAAGAAGTGCGTTTCCGGCTTGCGTATTACAAGCAGCCTCTGCCCGGCGGGGCAACGCTGTGGAAGCGGATAGACACCACCAGAGAGGATGCCGGACAGCCCTGTGATGACTACGCCATCATTCTGCAGGACAACAGCTTTTTCACCTGCGGCTGGATAGGTTTCCACTCCGGCATCACGGATATTCTGACAGATTACTTTGAGCTGAAATAAATTTTGGGAGGTTGCCGGATGAAGCCACACGAATTTCGCCGTCTGTATGCGATACCCTACGACATTGCCAAGCGTCGGCAGCGCATTGAGCGGCTGGAGAATTTACAGGCAGATGGTCCGCAGGCTGCCTCGGATGTGGTAAAAGCTTCTCACGGCGAGGGCAACAGCTGCGTTCTCGGTCATGTAACAGTGACCGGAACCGCAGATTCTTCCTACAACCAGCGCGCTGCGGAGATCCGGCGGCTGAAAAACATCAACCGTATGCAGAACAAGCTGTACAACATCGGCGTGCACATGGTGGAGGACTGCGAAGACCCGGAGCTACGGGCAATACTCTCGGCGATCTGCGTAGAGGGCAAAAAGCCGCAGGACGTTGCCGTGGAGCTTACCGAGCAGGGGTTTGATGTGGATGCGGAATCCATTCGCCGGAGGGTTTACCGGTGGATCCAAAAGAATGTGGGGTGATTTTATGGATTGTGTTTCTTGCAGGGTGCGTTTTCGGTGCCCTTCTACAGCTGAGCCAAACTCTCTTGCGTGTATATTAACGCTGACCACTTACGGACAGAGAGAAGAAAGCCCATACCAGACACCCGGAACGCCGAAGTTTTGCCCGATTTGCGGGAAACCGTTGCGAGTTATCGGAACAGAACGATTTTGCAACAATGTCCAGTGTGTAAACAGATACATTCCGATGGAGGGACACGGTAGACCATGGGAAAAAGAAGATTGATTGATGCAAATGCGCTTTTGCGTGAGATGCGGTATAGCGGTCGTGCTGCGTATATGCTTGTGCTGGCCGCTCCCACCATCGACCCGGAAACCCTGCGGCCTGTGTCTGAGTGGGAACTGAACCCGGACAGATGGACGTGCGAATGGTTTCGCAGCAAGAAGTGTCACCACACTTCTTGCTGCACAGATGCTTTTTGCGGCGGCTGTGGGGCAAAGATGAAAAACAGGGATGTGGAAATCGAGGACCAACCAGAATCGAAAGAGGAAAAAGGAGAATCAGACAATGAATGGAAAGAAGTACATTGATGCTGACGCTTTAGAACTCGCATACCGGAGAATAAAAGACGCTGAAAGTCTGGGAGAACATAGCGGCAGCTATGTTTACAATCGGCTGTTTGAAACACTGCTGCAGGCCCCGGAAGCATTCCCGCCGCGCTGGCCGGAATGGATCAGAACGGAAGAGAGGAAGCCAACCGCAGAGGACGCAAACGAGGACGGCTTCGTCCTGAGCATCAACATGAACCTCGGCGGCATGAACACGACAGATTGGCCGTGGAACGTGGTGGCAGCTTTCCCGGATTGCCTTCCGGTCTGGATGCCGTTGCCTAAAAAACCGGATCGAGTGCTGCGGCCGCAGGAGGGTAAAGATGGACGAGATTAAACTTATCAACCCCAAAAATCTGAAAATTATGCTTGATACGTTTGCAGCTAACGAAGAGATTCACACGTTCCAGGACGTGAAGGATTTTATTGACGCTATGCCAAACGCAGCGCCAAAACCCCGGCGGGCCACATGGAAACCGGTAGACGACGATGACCCGGTTATGGCTACCCGGTTCCAATGCTCGTGCTGTGGCTGCGAGATCTCTAACGATTGGGATTATGAGCCGCCGGACGATATGTGGAACTACTGCCCATCCTGTGGCGCGAAGATGAATGCAGATGCGTAGAGGGACTGGAGTGACTATATGCTTTTGATTTATTGGCTGGCAGCCGTTGCACTTATGGCTTGCCTGAGCATTCCGGTGTGTATGTTTTCGGTGCGGTGGGCATGGAAAAGCGGGTGGACAGTGCGGAAAATACTCATGGTGTTCACACCGGCATCTGTCGTACTGGGCGGCGTTCTTGGGTACACGATGGCGTGTCTTGTGCTCAAAATGACCGGTTTTTGCTGATTGATACAAAATTCACATTGTGTCACTTCTCTGCGTAGCTACGCAAAAGCCGTGTCACAAAATGGTCGGAATGTCACAAAAAGGTCGAAATGTCCGGAATGTCCCATTTTGATGTGCTAAAATTATAATGCAGACATTGACGGAAACGTGAATGACCTGCATCCTCATGACGAGACCCGGCGGGAAGCATAGCACAGGCTTTTTGAATCTTCCTGTGCTCAATGGATCACCGCGCCGTCCGCTTCAAGATCCAGCGGCGCACACAAAATAAAATCAAACCCGGCGGGTGTCCACTATGGACACCTTGGAAAGGAGTGCAATTCATGTTTGAGCTTTTCGGCAAACTGTTTTGGCCTATTGCAAAAAGCTGCGTGCCTGCACCTGTGTTCCGGGAAATTTTTCAAATAGCATTCAAAAGTAATTTTGTGTGCATCGTCTGGAGTATCGGTTTTCAGGCGAGCCGCACAAAGCGTGAGCCGAGGGCAGAGATCGGAGGGCGCGGCTGTATGCAAGGGGCGCGGCCTGTTATCCGCGCAGATTAGCAAAAGCTGCTGATACAATTTATCCGAAAATATTTTTACCCGCCTGTTATGCATGATGTGCACCGTGCATTGCAGGCGGGAATTCTTTTACGCTGCGTTAGCTCAACCGGCAGAGCACCCGGCTCATAACCGGTCTGTTGCAGGTTCAATTCCTGCACGCGGCATGATATATTCCCGTAGCTCAAGTGATGGAGCAGCGGTCTCCAAAACCGCAGGATGCAGGTTTGAGCCCTGCCGGGAATGCCAGATTGCAGTTTTAGGCATTCTGCAATATAGCCGGGCATCTGGCGGCGAAAGTACCGGATGCAGCAGCACTCCATTTGTTTACGTTGTCCGAGAAACTGAATGTATTCTGGCAGTGCTGCTTATATTAACGTTTAGCTTGAAATAGCTTTAATTTTTAAATCTGGCTTTTGAAGTTTGGAGCGCGTGTCATGGTTCTGCCAATGGAGAACACCGAAAAGATGATTTTTCCGGGCGTGGGTAAGTATGGAATCCCTGAAATCAAACCCGAAACGGATGTCCGCATAGACAGATTGGAATGGATACCTGTCAACTATGCTATGACAGCAACTGACAAAAAAAGCAAGGGCGTGCACTTTTACAAGGACGATTACCAGTTTGAACGGTTCTGGAACTACCCGGATAAATATATCCCGATTTTGCAACAGTTCGGCGCAGTGTGCTCGCCGGATTTTTCTTTGTACAGTGATATGCCGCTTGCGGTGCAGCTTTTTATGCATTACAAAAAGCACTGGCTTGCTGCATACTGGCAGGCGCACGGCATTCACGTTATCCCAACGCTCTGCTGGTGCGGCGAACAAAGCTATGACTGGTGCTTTGACGGCGAGCCCAGAAACGCCATCGTGAGCATTTCGAGCCACGGCACACAGTCTGACCCATACGAAGCAGAATGCTTTGCCAAGCACTGCTGTAAAGCACTGGAAGTGCTTCAACCGAGCAGTATCTTGTGGTATGGCAAATGCCCTGATGAATTTGACTGGAACGTTACCAAAATAAAACCATTCCAATACGAAAGGAGACATTACCGTGAGTAAACGAGGTTCTGGCAGCTCTGCAAAATTGAGAAACGGAATGTCAAGGCTTACAGGGCTGCCTGAAACGGTTGCAAAGGCGAAGGAAATTCGAGAAATTGCAAATCAAGCATTTGACAAATCAATTGATCAGCTTAAACAAACAGAAAAATTCTTCGGAAAGCAAGTCACAAAAAATGCAATAGAACGTCAAGAAGCGGTAAGAAAAGTAATAAACCACGCCGATGCCCATGAGCTTGTTACTACTCTTAGCTCCGTAATAAAAAACCCGAAAGAAGCCAAGAGCTACATTGATGAGGTTATGCGCTCCGTACCCGCGTCTCAAAACACAAAAAACTTGGCAAAGAGAATGGAAGACGCCTATTGGGAAACAGGACGGATGCAGCGTGAACGTAAAAAGGCTAAAATATAGTGACCGATAAGTTTTACAAATGGCTCTGCGCTTTGATAGCATCCGGTGATGTGCATCCGTTCTACTGCTCCTCGCAATGGGTGCGGTTATCGCACAAGGTGCTGGACATAGACAAGCACGAATGCCAGCTGTGCAAGGATCGCGGGCATTACCGGCGGGCAGAACTGGTGCACCATGTTAACCATGTGCGCCGCGCGCCAAAGCTTGCACTGGATATCTGGTACACGGATGCAGACGGCAACCGGCAGCGCAACCTTATCAGCGTATGCAAGGACTGCCACGAGACTGTGTGCCACCCGGAGCGGCTGCGGAAATGCAGCGGCAGTGCGCCGCTGACATTAGAAAGGTGGGATTGAATGCTATCGCCTGATAATTGTAATCATTATGTAAAACTGTATTTTTGCTTGACGCCGGAGCACTTATCTCTTGGAGATGAATGGTGCAAAGAGTTTGTAAAATTACAATTGCAAGAGGGATTTATCTATGCGCTGGAAGACTTAGAAAATGAATGGCCGCGAATTATAAAAGACTGTGTACACCCCCCTGCCGAAAAAACGGGCTGAGCTGGTCAAGCCCTTATTCGGGGTGTCCCCTGATCGGCGAGCTAGGCTTGCGCGCACGCACACGCGCGAGGATGGTATACAGATTGCACAAATATGGATGAAACGGAGATCGTGATGGGAAAAAGGAAAACACCGGCCACCGCCAGCGAAAAATACCGGATGGAACTGGCGGAGATCGAGCAGGCTGCAAAGGCAGCCAACTGCGACACGAACTTTTTGTACCGCTCAACGCTGGACCGGTATGTTACGCAGCTGGATCTTCTGGATCAGGCGCAGAACGATATGAACGAGCGTGGCCTTACCGTTGTAAAGACCACCCCGCGCGGCGCGGAAATTGAAGTGGCAAACCCTTCCATTCAGGTTTACAACCAGACTGCCAGCGCAGCCAACTCCACCGTATCAACGCTGCTGCGGGTCGTGCAGACGTTTAAGTTTATGGCGGCGAAGCCCAGCGAGGACGATGAGCTGTAACATTCCCCCGGAGATCCTGGAGTACATTGAGCAGGTGGAGAACAATGCTCCGCGTGCTTGCAAGGAGCAGCACGCCCTTGTTGCACTGATCCGGCGCGTTTTTGCAACTGAAGATATTTATGTAGATACCGAGCGTATGCGGAAATATTTTGGCATCGCCCGGTATTTTCCTTATGACCGCCTTTTTCCGTGGCAGACCTTTGCGCTGGGGCTTTGGTTATGCACCTATCGCAAGGATGGGAGCCCCCGGTTCAAGACACTGTTTGCCATGGTCGGGCGCGGCGCTGGCAAGGATGGCGTGATTGCTATTTCCTCGGCGGCGCTCATCAGCCCATACAACCCCGTGCCGCACTATAACGTGGATATCTGCGCCAACAACGAGGAGCAGGCTGTTACCCCCGTGAAGGATATCGTGGAAGCACTGAAAAACCCGAAGTGGGAAGCCAAGCTTTCGCGGTTTTACTATCACACAAAAGAGGTGCTGCAGGGGCGCAAGAATCTGGGCGAAGTAAAAGGCCGAACCAATAACCCCAAGGGGCGCGATGGTATGCGTTCCGGCGCGGTCATCTTCAACGAGGTGCATCAGTACCAAAATTACGACAATATCAAAGTGTTTATCACTGGCCAAGGCAAGGTTGCAGAGCCTCGCGTTGGTTTTTTTACGTCCAACGGCGATGTATCGGACGGTCCTTTGGACGATTACCTTGCCAGAGGTCGGCGCATTTTATTTGAGGGTGAACCGGATGAGGGATTTTTGCCGTTCATCTGCTGCTTGAACACCAAGGACGAGGTGCACGACCCGGAAAACTGGTGCATGGCAAACCCTTCCCTGCCCTATCTTCCACATCTGATGCAGGAGATCCACGATGAATACCGCGACTGGAAAGAGCGCCCGGAGCAAAACGGCGATTTTATTACAAAACGCATGGGCATCCGGGACGGCGCGAAGGAAATTTCTGTTACCGACTACGAAAACGTCAGGGCAACAAACCGCCCCCTGCCGGATATGGCTGGCTGGAGCTGCACTGTTGGCATCGACTACGCGGAATTGGACGACTGGGCGGCAGTAAATCTGCATTTCCGCAAAGGAGACCAGCGCTATGACATTAACCATGCTTGGATCTGCGCCAACAGCAAGACCCTGCCCCGGGTAAAAGCCCCGTGGCGAACGTGGTGCGAAAACGGAGACTGCACCTATGTAGACGATGTGAGCATCTCGCCGTATCTTTTGACGGATTTTATCCGGGAAGCCGGACGGAAATACACCGTAAAAAAATTGGCGCTTGACCATTTCCGTTACACCATGATGGCAGAAGCGCTGCAAAGTATCGGGTTTGACGCGAAGGATAAAAACCGGGTAAAGCTGGTACGCCCCAGCGACATTATGCAGGTTGACCCAGTGATACAAGATTGCTTTAACCGCAATCTGTTTACTTGGGGCGATGTACCGCATCTGCGCTGGGCGGTCAACAACACAAAGCGTGTGCGCAGCAGCCGAAGTCAAGGCGTAGATACCGGAAACTTCATTTACGCCAAAATTGAGGGCAAAAGCCGAAAAACAGATCCGTTCATGGCGCTGGCGGCAGCTATGACGGTGGAAAGTGATCTGGGCACCGGTCAGGTGCAGCTGCCAAAGATCGGAGCATTTTGCTGGTGACTTGCCGGAAGGAGAAAAACAATGTCTTTTTCTGAGAAAATCAAACAGTTTTTCGGGTTTTCGCCGCCCGAGCAAAAAATCACCTCGCGCGATTTTTTGCTGAATGGCGATGACCTGAACTGTGAAATCCTTGGCTACTGGCAGGAGTACCAGCTGCGTGACCTTGCCTTCAACTGCTGCGTGAACCTGATTGCAAACGCAATCGCAAACTGTGAATTCAAGACGTTTGAGCGCGGGAAACCGGTCAAATCGGATTATTACTATCTGCTGAACGTAGAGCCGAACGTCAACGAAAACAGCACGGCCTTCTGGAAAAAAGTGATCTACAAGCTCTATGCCAAAAACGAAGCGCTTGTTATCCCGATTCCGCGCGGGGGCAATGTTGAGTTGGTGGTTGCAGACAGCTGGACGAAGCCGGAATACATCCCCACACAGGAAAATGTATACCGCCAGATACAGGTCGGTCAGCAGTCGTACACCCGCGACCTGAAAGAACGCGAGGTGCTGCACCTTACCCTGAACAGCGATGATGCAAAAAGGGTTGTGGATGCGCTGTATGAAAGCTATAAAAAGCTTGTGCAGTCCAGCATCAAGAGCAACGTCTGGAACAACGGCCAGCACATGAAAGTGCACGTTGCGCAGACGGCCAGCGGGCAAAACGATTTTGAAAAAATTTTTTCTGCCATGCTGGAAAGCAGCTATAAACCTTTTTTGGAATCCGGCACCGGCATTTTACCGGAATTTGATGGCTACGATTTCCAGCTGATAAACAACGGCACCGGAGCAAAAGACACGCGGGACATCAAAGCGCTGCTTGATGATATCTTTTCTTTTACTGCGCGCGGGCTGGGCATCCCACCTGTCCTTGTGCAGGGCGATGTGGCGGGCATCAACGACATTATCACCCACTGGCTGACCACCGGCATCGACCCGCTGGCGGCGCAGATCAGCAAGGAGTTCAGCCGAAAGCTCATCCCAAGAGCGGACTGGCTGCGCGGAGACCGCGTATATGCGGACACCTCCACGATCCAGCACTTCGATATGTTCTCCAACGCTGCAAACATTGAAAAAATCGTTGAGAGCGCCGCGTACAGCATCAACGAGCTGCGCGAGGCCACCGGCGGCGCGCCGCTGCCTAATGAATGGGCTAACATCCACTGGATGACCAAAAATATTGCTACCGTGGAAACCGTTGCAAGGGACGCCGCCACGGAAAGCAACCCGAAGGAGGAATAATATGCCGAAACCCTATTTTGATATCCAGCAGTTTGGCGAGCAGACGGATATCTATATCTTTGGCGATATCACAAGATACGCCGATGAAGCCAGCCAGGAGACCAGCGGGCACAGCCTTGTCCAGCGGCTGAAGAAAAATCCTGATGCTGCCGAGATCAATCTGCACATCGACAGCTTTGGCGGCAACGTTTCCGAAGGATGGGCAATTTACAACGCGCTGAAGGACAGCCGCGCACGGGTCACGTCCTATGCGGATGGCTTTGTTGCCAGTGCTGCTATTTATCCGTTTTTGGCCGGTCAGGAGCGTATCGCCAGCAACGTGAGTGCCTTCTACTTCCACCCGGCAAGCCAGTTTACCGGCGGTTATGCCGAAGACCTGCGCAATGCGGCGGACGCGCTGGATCAGTTGACCGAGATCGGGTTGGGCGCGTTCACGAATGCCGGCATGGAAGAGCAGGCCGCCCGTGACCTTGTGAACAGTAAGGCGTGGTACTCCCCTGCCGATATGCTGGAAAAGGGCATTGCAACCAGCATCCGCAAAACGGGCGATGCATCCGGCGTGTCCCAGAGCGTGCGCGGCTTGATCGTGCAGCAGCTCATGGTACCGCATAAGGATGTAGAGCCGCCTCCTGAACCGCAGCCCGAAGAACCGCCTGCAAAGCTCAGCCTGATGCAGATGCTTTGCAATATCTGAAAATAAGCCGTAAAGCAGCACTTCCTTCGTGGGGGTGCTGCTTTTTAAATACCAAAAAGGAGAAATCAACATGAATCTTTCTGAACTGTACAAGAACAATCAGAAGCTGAACGATCTGCGCCAGAAGCTGCACGATGCTTACAAGAGCAACGACGAGAATGCTGTGACTGACACCTTTCTGCAGATGTTCCAGACCGTGGGCGACATCAACCGCGAGGAGTACCAGCAGCAGCTGGACGGCATGAAGCAGGAGCTGGACAATTCCGTTCTGTATGCCCGCGGCGTGCGCCAGCTGACCAACAACGAGCGCGAGTACTATCAGGCCGTGGAGAAGGCCATGCGTGCCGACAACCCCAAGCAGGCGCTGGAGAACGTGACCGTTGTGTTCCCGCAGACGGTTATCAGCCGCGTGATGGAGGATCTGGCGTCTAAGCATCCCCTGCTGAGTAAGATCCAGTTTACCCCTACTGGCGGCGCGATCCGCATGATGCTGAACACTGATGGCATCCACAAGGCCAAGTGGGGCAAGCTGTGCGCCAAGATCGTGGAGGAGCTGACCTCCGGCTTCAAGGAAGTGGACGCAGGTCTGTACAAGCTGTCTTCGTTCATCCCTGTCTGCAAGGCACAGCTGGATCTGGGCCCTGAGTGGCTGGACCGCTACATCCGCGCTGTTCTGGCTGAAGCACTGGCAAACGGTCTGGAAGAGGGCATTGTCATGGGCGACGGCAACGATCAGCCCATTGGCATGGTGCGTGATGTGAGCGATGACGTTGCGGTGATTGGCGGCAAGACCTACCCGGAGAAGGCAAAGGTCAAGGTCAGCGACTTTGAGCCGGCTACGATGGGCAATTTGATCTCTATGCTTGGCAAGACCGAAAACGGCAAGGATCGTGACCCGGATGACCTGATCCTGCTGGTCAACCCGCAGGATTACTACTTGCGTGTGATGCCTGCAACCACCGTGCGTGCCCCGGATGGCACCTACCGCAATGACATCTTCCCGGTTCCTCTGTCCGTCATCAAGACCGCTGCGCTGCCGCGTGGTCAGGCTGTGTTCGGCATTGGTCGTCTGTACTTTGCACCGGTCGGCATGAACAAGAACGGCCGCATCGAGTACAGCGATGATTACCATTTCCTCGAGGACGAGCGCGTTTATCTGATCAAACTGTACGCCAACGGCTTCCCGGTGGACAACAATGCCTTCCTGAATCTGGACATTTCCGGCCTGCAGCCCATGACCTACCGTGTTACTACCGTTCCCGCGTCTGCCGCATCCAATGATGCGACCCTGAGCGCCCTGAAACTGGGCAGCCTGAGCCTGAACCCGGGCTTTACCTCCAGCAATGTGACCTATACAGCGACTACCTCGGCAGCTTCCAACACCATCACCGCTACACCCGCCAACGCTGGCGCTAAGGTCAAGGTGGAAGTGGACGGTAAGGAGATCGAGAACGGCAAGCCTGCGACCTGGAACGAGGGCAGCAACACCGTGACCATTACCGTGACCGCTGCGGACGGTGAGACCGTCAAGACCTACACCGTCACGGTCACCAAGTCCTGACCATGATCGGGATGCATGATACCGAGCTGCTGCCGGATATCAAAAACTATCTTGATATCACATGGTCTGATGATGCACTGGATAGAAAGATCTGGGACATCATCGTGACCGGTATGCTCTATCTGGATAGCAAGATCGGCACAGCGCAGGACTATACGCAGCCCGGGCTTGCCCGTGCGCTGCTGATGGACTATGTGCGCTACACCCGCGACGGAGCAGCAGATATTTTCGAGCACAATTATCTGCACCTGCTGCTTGCGGCAAGAAACGAAAGGCTGGTGACTGACTTTGCAGAGAACACGCAAAAGCCCGACCCGCCCTGATACGGAGATAAGCCAGACCTTCAACAGCGGAGTCGTGCAGATATTTTCTACGCGGGACGCTGCACCGGTTGGGCGCTCCCCTGTTGTGGAGTGCACGGCAAAGTGCACCCTGCGGTACGAGGAGCTGCGCCTTGGCATCAACCGGCTGTACCTGAGCCGCCAGAATCAAGCAGAGATCGTCCGGGTGATCCGCATACCGGCACCGCAGAGCATCGCGATTTCCAGTCAGGACGAAGCCCAGACCGAGGACGGCAGACGCTACCGCATCGACACGGTGCAGGCCGTCCGAAGCTGGCCGCCTGCGCTGGATCTGGCGCTGCGTGCCGTGGAGCACGATTTTGACAACAGTTTACAGGAGGGCACTAAGGATGACATGGTATGAGTGCATTATTGCTGCCCACACTGCTGTTACAGACCGTGTAAGCCACGGCGGCCGGATGAAGTCCAAGCGATACTTTGTCTGGCAGGAAGAAGCACCAAACGACCTTATTGCGGACGGCAAGCACATCGAACGTGCCATGATCGGAACGACAGACTTGTTTACCTCGATAGAGTTCGACCCGTGGTGCGAAGCGCTGGAAAAGGCATTTGACGCTTCTGATCATATCGCGTGGGAAACGCTTCAGCCTATGTATGAAGCTGATACAAAAATCTGGCATTACCGCTGGAGGTGGGAGGTGTTCGGCTGTGGCTAGAATCGAAGCAAAAGGGCTGGATGCTTACATGAAAAAGCTTCAGAAGCTGAACCAAAGCACCGATGATGTATGCAAAGCGGGCGTTTATGCCGGTGCAAAAGTCATGGGTGACAAAATCAAAGCTGCCGTTGACACGATTCCGATTCACAGCCTGCCGTCCGGGCAGGAGCAGTATTATGCCCACCCCAATGGACCGCCCATGAACGGATTAAGCCAGCAGCAGGCTGATGACCTGAAAAAAGGGTTCGGCATTGCAAAATTCAGCCATGAAAATTATGCGTGGAATACAAAGCTCGGCTTCAACGGATACAACAACATCCAGACCAAAGGACATCCGAAAGGACAGCCGAATGCGCTGATTGCCCGCTGCGTAGAAGGCGGAACAAGCGTGTGGGTGGCAACTCCGTTTGTTGCTCCTTCCGTCCGAAAAGGACGAAAAGAAACGGAAGCCGCCATGGGGCAGGCTGTTGAAAAAAAGATAAAAGAAACGATCGACAAATAACCTGCGCAGGGTGTCCACTGTGGACACCCTGCTTTTTTGTATGAAAGGAGAAAACACATGGTAACTACTGGTTTTTCCAATGTGCATATTGCTACTTACGCTTCCGATGGCGGCGTTGTGTCCTACAGCGGCGTGCGCAAGCTGGGGCGCTCGGTGAGCATGAGCACCGATATCTCCACCAGCGACGACAACAAGTTTTATGCCGATGACCGGCTGGCGGAAACCGAGACCGGCTCTGCCTTCACCGATGGCAGCGGCACCTGCACCGTGGACGGCCTGACCGCAGAGGAAGAAGCTTTTATCATGGGCCTGAAAGCCGGCAACTCCGTAACGCCGGACGAGGGCACCGCAGTGGAGACCTACGAGTACGGCGCATCTATGGAGCCGCCCTATCTGGGGCTTGGCGCTATCAAAAAGGTGCAGAAGGACGGCAAGAGCTTCTGGAAGGCAATCGTCCTGTGCAAGATCCGCTTCAAGGTGCCCAAGGATGATGCCGAGACGCAGAGCGAGCAGATCGACTGGCAGCCCCAGGATCTGGACTTCAGCATCATGCGCGATGACAGCGCTATGAACCGGTGGAAGATCATCCCCAAAAAGGAGTTTGACACCGAAGCTGCGGCGATTGCCTTTATCAAGAAGGCACTGGGAGGTGCAGCATGATCGAGGACAAGTACATCGTATTCGCGCACGTCAAGGATGATGAGTACCCCATGTGCATGACCATCAAGGCGCTTTCCGTGCTGGAAAGCACTTACGGCTCGGTAGACAATGTTTTTGGCGTTGCCAAGGAAGCCACAAAAACCGGCCGCGTTGCCGATCTTGCAAAGGCGGCGCTCACCATCGCCCCTGTGCTTGCCGGTGCGGGCAGGGATTATGTGCGGGAGATGGCGGCAGGCTCCAACGACAAGGAATTTCAGGAGATGGCGCAGAGCCTGCCGGACTTCCCCGCTGCCGCTGAGCTGGAAAAGAGCCTGACATGGGCGGAGTGCCGTGCACTGTGGAACGACTGCGTTACCGCAATTGCACGCGGCTCCGGCCGCGAGGTAGAGGCTGAGCCGGACAACAGCGCAAAAAACGCGGAAAGCGCCATGTGATACAGCTTAACAGAACGTGGTTTCTGTTTTACGGCAGAAAACTGGGCATGAATGAGCATCAGGTAAATTCGTGCCCGGTTGGCCGTATGCTGGATTATATGGCGTGTATGCAGATAGAAAACGGCGCAAACCAGAAGCTCTACGCCACCATGGACGATCTGGAAAAAATACGGTAAGGAGGTGAAGAACGCATGGCAAAAACGGACATTGGCCCCAAAATAAGCGTTGAAGGCGAAAAAGAATACCGGCAGCAGATGCAAAACATCATTGCCCGGCAGAAAGAGTATGCCGCTGAGCTGAAGTCCACGACAGCATCTATGGACGAGAACACCTCCGCAGAGCAGCGGGCATCCTCGGTGGCGGCGGTTTTGCGCAAGCAGATCGCTGCGCAGACGGACGCTTTGACCGCTCAGAAGGGTATGCTGCTGCAGGCCACTGAAAAGTATGGCAGCGCCAGCACACAGGCATCAGCTTACCGGACTGCGGTCTATAAGACCAATGCAGAGCTGGAAAACCTAAAGAGCCGCCTGCGGGATGCCGAAAATGGGCTTGGAGAATTTGCATCCAAAGCTGACAACGCAACAGAAAGCGTCCAGAATTTCGGAGACGCAAACCAAGCCGGTATTTTTGACGGCATCGCAAATGCGGTAACAAAAGGAAAGCTCGTTGCTACTGCACTGGAAAAGGTAGGCTCTGCGGTCGTTGATGCCGGAAAGTCGGTAATCAGCACCGGAGTTGACTATAACTCCCAGATGGAGCAGTATACGGTTGCGTTCACGAATATGCTGGGCAGCGCGGACAAGGCAGAATCTGCGCTTGCACAGATAAAACAGGACGCTGCCAAAACTCCTTTTAACACGGCAGGCCTTGTAAAAGCAAACCAGCTCCTTATTTCCACCGGCGTTGATGCGCAATCTGCGCGCAACGTTGTTATGGCACTGGGCGATGCTGTGAAAGCGACCGGCGGCGGAAATGACGAATTAAGCCGCATGGCGCAAAACCTGCAGCAGATCAAAAACGCAGGCAAGGCGACCAGTGCCGATATCAAGCAGTTTGCCTATGCCGGCATTGACGTGTACGGCATCCTTGCCGATTATACCGGGAAGTCCACCGAAGATGTACAGAAGATGAAGATCAGCTATGACCTGCTGACCAATGCGCTTTTGTCTGCATCTGAAGAGGGCGGGCGGTATTTTGGCTCTATGGAGACCCAGAGCCAGACGCTGGACGGCAGAATTTCCACCCTGAAAGATAACGCCACCCAGCTTGCGGGAGCACTGACAGAAGGGCTTGCGTCTACCGAGGGAGAGCTTGTCAACGTTGCCACTGGATGGGTGCAGGAGCTGACGGATTCTTTGCAGACCGGCGGCGTTGCGAGCATGGTGAAAACCGGCGGCGTGCTGGCGGGAGAAGCCATCGACAGTTTTACGGATTACGCCGTCAACAACATGGACGGCGTGCTGGATACCGGGCTTGATATTGCCCAAAACCTTGCATCCGGTGTTGTGCAGAATGCCCCGAAGCTGCTGGAAAGCGCTGTGACCATCACCGGAAGTTTTATTGGCGGCGTAGCTGAAAAATTCCCGGATATCCTTGCATCCGGTGCGGAGCTTACCGGGCAGATGGTCCGTGGTGTGCTCAGCCTTGGGCAGGATATGTGGAATGCCTCAAAAACGCTTGCAGCCAAAGCAGCAAACGGCATTTTGACCACAAACTGGCTTGAGGTCGGTTGGAATATCTCGAAAGGTATCGTAAACGGCTTTATTAACGGCATGAAAACCGCAGAGTTCGGTGGTATGGGCGGCGGTAAAACCTCCGGCGGCGGCGCTGGTCGCAAAAAAAAGCAGCAAACCACTGAACCGGAAGTAGTTGTGCCGCAGTATAATGACTCTGGCGATAGCGGAGGAAGCTCCAGCAAAAAAAACTCCACTAAAAAGACAGCTCAGGACACCAAAAAGCTTGCGAAATCCATTACAAACACCTCCAAGCAGCTGTTGCAGGGTACGGAAAACATTGTGGGTGCAATCAGCCGGACGGTCGAAACGGCTGACAATACTTACAACGTCTATGATGGCACGACCAAGAAGCTGAAGGGCACCACGACCGAGACCGTCCAGACGATCACGGACAGCTGGACGGAAATGGTGGACGGAATTGAAACGCAGTTTAAGCGGGTACAGACCCTGACGGACGGCGTTGTGACCTCTGAAAAGGTGACAAGCTCCATCGCAGATAAGGTTACTAAAAAGTCCGTCCATACCCGTGCGGAGACCCTAACGGCGGCGCAGGCAGAGATAGACGAAGCTATTGGCTACGTCAGCCGGACGGCCAAAACCTCTACCGAAACCAAGAAAGTGCTTAACGCTGAGACCGGCGAGCTGGAAGATACCGTTGTATCTGCCACAAAAGTAGTTACAGACTGCTATAAGCGCATCGTGGAGGGTCAGGAACAGACCGTAGAGCGCACCACCACATACACCAACGGCATTGTAACGGACATCAACGAGAAAGTTGCCGACCTGAACACCAACATCAAATATTCCGAGGGCGCTCTGGGCGGCTTCTCCAAGTTTGTGCTGGATCTGGATTCTAAGCTGGGCGGGCTGGAAAAGGTTGCAAGCAATCTGACAAAAAGCCCTCTGGGGCAGTGGTTCAGCGATCTGTCAAAGGGCTACCGCGCAAGTGATAGCTTTTGGGAGAACATCGACGTCCCGGGAACGCTTATCAGCGGCCTGACCGGTGCTGCACAGGGCTTTCAGCTGACCGGAAGCTGGCAGGGAGCAGTTGCCGGCGGCGTTATCGGAATTGTCGGAAAGCTGCTTGGCGCGTCCATCAGCACAGAAGCCGGAAGCTGGGGCGCAGACCTTGTATCTGGACTTGCCAGCGGAATCGAAAGCGGCGGTGGCATTATCGCAAAGGCGGTCTCGTGGATCGGCGGCATTATAAAGAACTTCTTGCATTTTTCGCGCCCGGACAAAGGCCCCTTGCGGGAGTACGAGAAGTGGATGCCTGATATGATCCAAGGCATGGCGGACGGCATCCGAGACAACGCTTACCTGCTGCAGGAAGCTGCTGCAGACCTTGGCGGAAAGCTGAAGATGCAATTGCAGTACGATGTAGGCAGCGCAAACGGCTTTGCACAGGTGGCAACCAACTCCCGCACGGTGAGCATGAGCGGTATCAACGTCAACGTGTACCCGTCTGAGGGCATGGACGAGGAACGCTTTGCCCAGTACACCATTACACGACTTACACAGATGATCAACGAGGAGGCAGCGGCCAGTGGAGAAATACCTGTATTTTAACGGGCACAGCAGCACCGAGTACTGCTGCCATATCGAGCACAAGCCCAGCATCCCGACCCCGAACCGCAAGTATGAGGAGTACGAGGTTGCAGGCCGGAACGGCAAGCTGCACGCGGATCAGGGGCAGTACGAGAACATTACGGTGTCGTATCAGCTGTACTTCCACGGCAGAAACTCTACCCCGGAGCAGCTGCGCAGCATCAAGGCGTGGCTATGCGGTACGCCGGGTGCCTATCCCCTCTCGGACGGATACGACCCGGCGTACTTTTACCTTGCCATTGCGAAAATGGGCGATACCAGCAATATTCTGGACAAATACGGCCGGTTTACGGTGGAGTTTGACTGCGACCCACGGCATTTTTTGTGGTCCGGGCAGGAACTGCAGGACATGACGAACGGTCAAGTGCTGCTTAACCCGCTGGATCAGGCAGCACTTCCCTATTTTGAGGTGACCGGAAACGGACAAGAGGGCGAGCTGCTGATAAACGGAAAAGCGTTCGGCATGAAACCACCTGCCGGAAAGACCGTGTGCTGCGACGCGGAAACGTGGAACGCATGGCTGGAGGACGGCACCAATGCAAACCCGGTGACCGGCGGCATCTGGCCGGAGCTGGCAGCGGGTGAAAACCTTATCCAGTGGAGCGGCGGTATCCAGACCGTCAAGATCATGCCAAGGTGGTGGACGTTATGAAACCTGTTTTACACGATGAAAATGTGCTTTCGGCGGAAAACTACGGCTTTGGAACACTTTCGGATGCGCTGGAATGCACTGTCAGCTGCGAGGAAAACGGAACGTATGACCTGACCTTACAGTACCCGGTGACCGGCATTCATGCGGAGGATCTTTTGGAGCGGCGTATCATCAGCGCACGGCCTTCCAGCTACGAAAACCGGCAGCTGTTCCGCATCTATCGCATTAGCCGCCCGATGAATGGACGGTTTCAGGCTTCGGCGCACCATATCTCGTATGACCTCGGCAACTGCATCGTGAAGCCGTTTAGCGCAAAATCGCTCAGGGAGACCATACAGAAGCTCAATGAAAACATTGTGGGAGACTGTAAGTTTGAGATCTCTGCGGATTACGACAATGATAAAGCCTTTTCCGTTACAAAACCCATGACCGTGCGGGCGGCGATGCTCTCCAACAACGGCAGCAGCATTGCAGACACCTACCTTGGCTACTGGGAGTTTGATAGCTTAAAGTGCACGCTACGGCTTAAAGAAGAGGTAAACCGGGGCGCGGTTATTGCATACGGCCTGAACCTGATAGACGTCACACAGGAAAAGAACATCGACAACGTATACACACACGTCTATCCATACTGGGCAAATGCACAAAAGGGCAAGTTTTACGCACTGGACCCCATAAAGGCTTCTGATATCGAAGGATACCAGAAAATTTATCCGCTGGACCTGAGCAGCTACTTCCAGAAAGCACCCTCTGATGAAAGTATGCGGAAGGCGACTACTGAATTTTTGTCCAAAAACCAGATCGGGAAAATAGAGCCGAGCCTTACCGTAAGCTATGTGCAGCTGGAAAAGACCGTAGAGTACAAAGACCAGAAAAACAAGGTCATTCTGCGCGGTGATACGGTAGAGGTGCGTTACCTGCGCCTTGGCGTGAATGTGCTGGCAAGAGTGACAAAGACCGATTATGACGTGGTGCACGACCGGTACGCTTCGATTTATGTGGGTAAGGCGAGTGAAAAGCTTGCCAGAACCACCGTGAAAGACCGCAACCGCATGAGCACCACGAACGACCGCGCCGTTGACGCAAGTCGTGTGGCCACTGACTACATTGGCGAAACGGACGATGGCGGCATTCAGTTCGGGCCCGGAAGCTATAACTATACGATCAACGAAGATGGGCTTGAATTTAACGGCATCAAAAACCATAAGTCTATCCGCATCTTGTACAACAAAGAAACTGGCGAACCCCTTAAAAGCTTTGAAGAACAAACCTACGAGGTGGACCTTACCGGTTACTCCGCTATCCTGATTACTTACGAAAGCACAAAAGGCGCTACATGGTTTGCAGGCGGCGGAAGCGGCGGCAGAGTGTCCAGCATCATACCTGTCAACGGAATGACTTACACACTTATGTATGCGTGGAATACACCACACTTTCGAAATGTGACGGCTTATCAAAATGGCATTAAATTTGGCCCCGGAAAAGAACGCACGTCAAAATATACAATTACCTCTAACCCAAGCATAGTGCCTACGGTTTATACCGGAACGTTTAGCCTGCAAAGCCCCGGCTTTGATGGGTGGGAAACCAACAACGCTGTGTGTGTGCCGCAGGAAATTATTGGCTTTTTGTAAGGAGGGTTATTGTGAAAAACGACGGTTACTTATACCAGTGCACTGTGTGCCCGGACGGGCGCATCAAAAACGGTGGCTGGACGCTGAAAAGCGTCATTCCTAAAGAGCTGCCGCCGGATCAGCTGCTTTTTGAGGATTTTCCGGCAAACAGCAACGGCGGCAATGACTACATCTGGGACGGGCAAAAGCTGATTTTTGACCCGTTGCCGGAGGAAAGCGAGGAAGCAAATGCAGAAAATCAGGATTGATTTTGACAACCCCGGTCTGCCGCAGCATATCAGTGTGGTTGAGAACGACAGCCAGAGCCGGTTTTTTCAGGCGACGCTGTACGAAAACGGCAAGGCGTATACTGCGCCTGCAGGGGCCAGCTACAGCATCATGTACCGTGGCTTCGGCCCCCAAAATCAGGGCTGGTACGATACCATCAACGACGGTGCGGGCAAGCGGGCAGCCTGCACCGCTGCGGGAAACACCGTGACTTGCGAGATCGCACGTCAGGCGCTGCAGGTGCCGGGCCATGTGAGCATCGTGCTCTGCGTAACGACCGGAAAAGGCTATATGCTAAAGAGCTGGCCTATCGAGTGCAACTGCAAAAACGACCGCTACGACAGCACAACGGAGATCGAGAGCTTTTTCTACATCACGCAGATTTCTAATGCGGACTGGACGCAGGCAATTCAGGCATGGGAAAACCTTAAAGATGCCATCGACCCCACCCTCTCCCTCTCCGGTAAGGCGGCGGATGCAAAGGCGACTGGAGATGCGCTGAAGGAAGAGACGGAGCGGGCAAAGGGGGCGGAAAACCAGATAGAGGAAGATTTAAATAGCTTAAGTTCTGATTTAGGAGAAAATGGATTAGCGTTAAAAAATGATTTGAGTGAATTATTTGCCGAAAATACAGTTTTTTTAGGAAGCGGTATAACTGTTAAAAGAAAAAACAATGTTTTGGAATACACCAAGTTAAAAGATACAAACATTTCGTATACTGGAGTATTTTTCCCAACACTAAATAGATTAGCTCATGTTTTTACTAATACAAATTTTGTACTTATCGGAAATAGTAGCATTGCATATTTAGCATTTGCTCCAAATCCGACTGCAACAATTCATGGTGTCCTGTTCTCAATTTCAAAAATTACTGGAAATTCCATCGATCTTGGAACTATCAATTATCCAATAAAAAGTCAAAATATAGAATTTAATATAGTTGGTGATGTTTTATATATTGTTGATGATAAAGCAAATATTGCTCACATTTCAAAGTGGGAATACAATGGTATACAGTATGATAAATGTCTTGGATTTTATTTTGGAAACAAAAGCGAAGGGACTTTTTCGTTAAAGAACAATTATATTACAAATATGGCAGTCGTTGGTGATAGTATATCAGCTCTTGATATGTGGCAAAAAACAGTCAGCGAGCATTTTATGTGCAATTATACAAACTACGCTGTGTCTGGTACTTCTTTTTCAAAGCCAGGTCTTGCAGATACGTCTCAATCTTTTGAAGAACGAGTTAAAAATATAACTGGTGATTATGATACGATCGTCGTCTTTGGTGGTACAAATGATTTTGGACATAGTGTATCTTTGGAGGTATTTGAGCAAAGTGTAAACAACACGCTAACAACTTTATGTACAAAATATCCGACTGCAAAAATGTTCTTGATTACGCCGCCGCAGCGAAGCGATATGTCAGTAAACATGCGAAATAATACATTGTGGGAATTTGTTGAAGTATTAAAAAAATGCGCACAAAAGTACGGTTTCAAAGTTGTCGATGCGTACTCGGAATCTGGAATAACAACTTTTAATACTAATGTATATACAAAAGATAATTTACATCCAAACGGAACTGGAATGGCTATGATCGCAAATTGTTTTATTTCTAATGTACATAAATATTACAGAAGGTTTTCAAAATCACTATTTCCATATCTTCACAAAATTGGTTAACTGCACAAATAACATAGGATCAACTGATAATATGATTTCTTATAAAATAAAGTAAATATAATAATGCTTTATTTGACTATTCACCAACATAAAAAGAAAGGACTGATATAATGCTTCCTATCATGGACGTTTCCCGCTGGCAGGGCGACATCGACTGGGACAAGGTTAAGGCAAGCGGCCTTGTCTCCGGCGTGATGCTGCGGGCACTGGGCAACAGCGCGAAAGACGCACCCAGCAAGCCGTACATCGACCCCACCTTTGAGCGCAACTACGCCGAGTGCCGGCGGCTTGGCATCCCCTGCGGCGTGTACTACTACTGCAAGTCGGTCAACACGGCAGAGGCTGACGCGGAGCTTGCCCTGCTGCGCAAGGTGCTTACTGGCAAGACAGTGCAGCTGCCCGTTGCAGTGGACATTGAGGACAGCTATGTACAGGCACCGCTTGGCAAGCAGACCCTGACGGACATTGCGGCGCACGCTCTGGGCACGTTGGAGCGCTGGGGCTTTTACGCCATGCTGTACACCGGGCTGTACTTTGGGCAGACGAACCTTTACATGGGCGGCGCTGCGCTGAAAAAGTACGATGTGTGGCTGGCAGCCTACCGCAGCAAGAAGCCTGAACCGGGCTGGCCGTTCGGCTTGTGGCAGTACACCAGCACCGCACGCGTGCCGGGCGTAAGCGGCAACGTGGACTTGTCCCACGCATACAAGTACTACGAAAAAATCATTGCTAAGAAGGGTCTGACCCGTCTTCGGGAGGGCGCATGAGCGAAAAACAAGCTCTTATCTGGGTGCTGGGCATCCTTGGCAGCGTGTGCGCGGCAGCAATCACGCTGGACAAGGTGCTGGACATCATCCACAAGTACGTCAAAAAGGCGCAAGCGCCGGACGCAGCACAGGACAAGCGGCTGGACGAGATGGAAAGGCGCATCGGCGCGCTGGAACAGGGACAGCTGCAGCATGGTGCTGCCCTGACCCGCGACCTTGGGAGATTTGGAGAAATCGACGAGGTGAACCGCCTGACGCTTGAAGCCGTCCGTGCCCTGCTGGAATCGCAGCTGACCGGAAACAATGTTGCAGCCATGCAAGCCAGCAAGGCGAAAATCGACAACTATTTAATGGAAGGAGTAACCAAGCATGGAAACACTGGTAACTAAGCTTTTGTCTGTTCTCCCCGCATGGGCGGCGCTGCTGCTCATGCTGGGCGGGTTCGCTTTCTACGTCCTTGGCGGCATCCGGCTGGGCTACGGCGCAGCGGTCAGAACGCTGGTGCTTGACCTCATCGACCAAGCAGAGCGTGAGATTCTGGGCACCAAGCGCGGCGCAGAGCGCAAGGCGTGGTGCGTCAAGATGCTGCGCACCTATCTGGACAACAGCCGGTGGGGCAAGCTGGTCAGCTGGGCTATCACCGAAGAGACCATGAGCAAAGTCATTCAGTTTTTCTTTGACCGGGCAAGGGCTGCACTGCAAAAGCAGTAAGGAGGATATCATGGCAAGCACTACATACAGAGCTTTTTTATTGTGTATCGTCAAAAAGTGCAACATTTTTTTGACGGCCATTAAAATTCACCGTTTTGCCGGTGTTGGCAATATGGTGCGCAACTCCGGACAGCTCCCGCAGCCCTTCTGGCTCGGTGCTGCCTGTGGCGGCGGCTCGTGTAGTGCTGCCCCCTGCGCTGCAAGGGCTTGACCGACAGCAAATGACCGCCGCCATCAAAAGCGCACCGCTTGGGAGGGTAGACCGTAAGATAGCCTTACTGCGGTACGTTGAGCGGCTTCCGCTGCCGGACATTGCAGCACAGACCCATTACAGCCGGACAGCGATAGGCTACCGGCTGAAAGGCATTGAAAAAATGCTGAATGTGTGATAAAATTAAACCAACAAATCCGCCCGGCCTCTCGAAGAAGCGCATTAGGGTGGATATCTGAACCCATCAAGCCTCTCAACGATGCGTATCATGGTGGGTCTTTAAGGCTATGTAGCTCAGTTGGTAGAGCAGGGCGCACCCCGTCTATTGCGCTGGTTCAATTCCAGCCATAGCAAGTCCGAAAATGTTTGAACGGTTTTGAATAGTGCGCATACGTCAAAATTGCGATAACAGAAGTAGGCATTTTTAGTTAATACAGTCTCCTGTCCGCCTACTTGCAGTGCGTACCATGCGGGAGACGATTTTATATTATGAGGAAAATATATGTGTGAGTATTGTGGGATAAAACCTGCGTTTCAAAATAACATTTCGGGTCATTGCGTGTATGATAAAGAAGGAAGCCAAAGAGTTCTCGCTCACGGTGGAATGCACAGTGACCTTGTTATGGGGGTGGATGAAAACGGGGCTGTTTTTATAGAATCAGATGAGGGCGAAAACAACTTATGGTATCCAAATTTTTGCCCCATTTGTGGGCGTAATCTGAAAAAATGAATAACCGTCTACTTAAAATATCGCGATTGAAAGGCCACGGCCTTTGTAGAGAGCGGCATCGCCTGTGGGCAGTTCCGCTCTTGATTTTTTGTCTTATTTGCACTAGTTTTGTCGAAAGACTTGCTCTGCGAATCAAAGCGTGATATTTTAATATTGCACTTCAAAGTGTGCACCTTTAATAGTTAAGCGCTCATGCGGATTTTTCCGTGTGGGCGCTTTTCTTTTTTTGTCCTTCGTTGTACCTTCGTTGTCTCTCGTGCCGGGCGCTTGCGGTACACTGGGAGCACAAGGAGGGATGTTTTATGAGCTATTATCCGACACCCGGAGCGCCCTACGTTCCGCAACAGCCTGTCAATCCTTACGGCGGCATGGGCACGGTAGGGCTTGCCACTCCCCTACCCAACACGCAGATGCAGCAGGCACAGCAGCAGCGTCCGCAGCCGATGAATGGGCAGCAGCCTGTTCAGCAGTCGGTACAGGACGGCGGCTGGCTGCTCGGTAGACCTGTTTCCAGCAGGGAGGAATTTTTGGCGATACCGTCCGACCTGTACGGCAGACCGACCTACTGCCCAGACTTGCGCAGCGGAGTGATCTACTGCAAGCGGCTAAACCCAGACACCTGCGAATCCTATGTGCAGGAGTTCTACAGCCCGGAAGCATGGCGGCAGATGCAAGCACAACAGGCACAGCAGACCGCTGCACCGACACAGCAGTATGTGCCTATTGAGCAGTACAACGCCCTCGTGCACCGGCTGGATGAGCTGGAAAAGTGGCAGAAGAGCTTTTCTAAGCCCGCTGCCGCAACGAAGAAAGGAGAATAACAATGTCCTCTCCGTTTGATGTGATTACGCACAGCCCCATCATGCAGCTTGCAAATCTGGCTCGTGCCGGGCAGAACCCTATGGGGCTTATCCAGCAGTTGAGCGGGCAAAACGCGCCTATCATGCAGGGCTTGAACCTGATTCAGGGTAAGAACGAAACGCAGCTCAAAACGATGGCGCAGAACCTCGCCAAAGAGCGTGGCATCGACCTGAACCAGCTGGCAAGCGTCCTGAACCTGACGCTGCCCCGATAAAGCATCCCTCTAAGCGAAACGCTTCTCAGTTTTGCGGACTTGATAAAAACCGCTTTTATCTGGCTTCGCCCATCGCACACGGCGGTGGGATAGCATAACGCAAAACTGAAAGGAGTTTTGTTATGGACGATTTTGCAACTGGCTATCTGGCTGGGCAGGACGGCGGTAATAACAACGGCGGATTCTTCGGTAACGAGGGTCTGTGGGCGGTTATCATCCTCGCTATCATCTTCGGCTGGGGCACAAACGGCTACGGTCGGAACGGTGGTGACAACGGCATGAACAGCTACATCCCCTATCTGGTGGGCACCGGTGCAACCGGTCAGGGCGGCGCAGATACTCGTGCGGCTTTGTCAGAGGGCTTTTACCAGCAGGACACCTCCCGTTCTCTGGCTGGCATCCAGAGCGGTATCTGCTCTCTGGGCTATGACCAGCTGGCACAGATAAACGGCATCAACGCCGCTATTGCTGGCGGCTTTGCTGGCACCAATCAGGCAATCTGTCAGCTTGGCTACCAGAACGCACAGCTCGTGAACGGTCTGGAACGCAGCGTGTCCAACGGCGACAACGCCATCAGCCTTGCCATCATGCAGGAGGGCAACGCTCGGCAGGCGGGTCAGACCGCTATCCAGACGCAACTTGCATCTTGCTGCTGCGAGAACAAGCAGCTCATCGGCGACCTGAAGTGCACCATTGCGCAGCAGGACTGCGCTACCCGTCAGGCTATCGCAGACAACGCCCGTGCCATCGTGGACAACTGCAATGCCAACTTCCGCAGCATGATGGACTACTTCACGCAGGATAAGATCGCCACTCTGACCGCTGAGAACCAGAGCCTGAAGTTCGCCGCTTCTCAGGATCGTCAGAATGCGCTTCTGACCACCGTGATGTCCCAGCAGACCGATACCATCCTGAACCGGGTCAATCCTCGTCCGATTCCCGCTTATCAGGTGGCAAACCCTAACATGGGCGTGAACTGCTGCGGCTGCTGCTAACCTACACACTCCCCGATAACACCGGGTGAACCATCGGGGCAGGGGTAAGACACCTCTGCCCCTGATTTTTTAGGAGGAAAACATTATGGCTTGCAAAACAAGCTGCAAACTCTGCCCGCACTTGGTCATCAGTCAGGCGGTCACGTTCGCCAATGACACACTGACCATCAACATCCCTGCTGGCGCATACCAGAACGGAGAACGTTATTGCATTGTGGTTGCCCAGAGCTTGCCGGATACGACCACCATCAACGCCCCTGTGGTCATTACCATAGGCGCAGGCACGACCGCATACCCTCTGACCGACTGCAACTGCGCGCAGGCGACCGCCGAGAGCATCCACACCCGCACCCGATACGCTACCCGTGTGGCAACGTCTTCGACCGGCACAGGCGCGTTCAAGTATCTTGGCTGCTTCTGCCGTTCCCACGCCGGTGCGCCTGCGTCCATTTCCTGAGGAGGTATAGATTATGGGCAAGACTAATTTTCGCCGCATGATGATGCTCCGTGACCACGACAAAGACCGTGAGCCGGAACGTGACCGCCTTGAGGAAGAACGTGACCGCAGGGAGCGTGAGCTGGAACGCCGTCTGCGCAAGCTGGAAGATGGCAACGACCGCTATCCTTACTATCCGCAGGATGAGAATCGCTACATCGACCCCTACCCTATCCCCCGCTACCCTGACGTAGAGAATGGGCGCAGAATGCCGCAAATCGGCTTCTCGCAGAGCGGAGACTGGGACAAACGGTCTGGGCAGTACGAACATGGCGGTGCGGACAGCCGTTCCATCAAGATGCCACGCAAGCATCTCACCCACGATGAAGCGGAAGAATGGTGCGACAGCATGGTAAATGCTGACGGCACGAAAGGCTGTCACTGGACGCTGGAACAGACGCAGGACGTTGCCAAACAGCGCAATATCACCTGTGACAAAAACGACTTTTGGGCTGCCATGAACATGATGTACAGCGACTATGGCAAAGTTGCAAAAATGTACAGCGTGGACAACACCAACTTCTACGCAGACATGGCCGCAGCGTTTTTGCAGGACAAAGACGCTGCGGATGGCAAGTTGGTCGAGTACTGGGAACGCATTGTAGAGCACAGATAAAGTCTGCAGACTTTTTGCAGACTTTGGGAACGCTGGTAAGTGTTAATATTGCGCAGTATCCGTTACTATCCGCAAATGCACAAAAACAGAAAACCCGCATGAACACTGGATTTTCCAGCATTCATGCGGGTTTTCATCTGGTGCGAGGGAGGGGACTCGAACCCCCTTTATATCGCGTCAAGTCGTGTTTTTTCTTAGCTTTGCAGACTTTTTGCAGACCTATTTCTTACTTTTGACATACGCATCCAGCTTTGCGATGTACTGTTTGTCCTCTTCATCGCGCAGCTGCTGGTATATCTTTCGGGTCGTTGAAATGTCTGCGTGACCCATAAGCTTCTGAGCCACCATGTCCGGGATACCGGCGTAAAAAAGGTTTGTCGCGTAAAAATGCCGGAACTGGTGCGCCGTTACAAGCGCTTTCCACTTGTAGTACACTCTATACTTGCCCGGTTTGCCTTTGATCCGGGCGCGCTTCTCCTGCTTCACACTCAGGCCGAGACCCCGACAGTAGATCGCCCAGCGCCACTCATACTGCGACTGAGACAGCGGCTTCGCTTCGCCGGACATTACATAGTCCGTGTCTGCGTGACCGGCTTTCTGCTCCAGCAGCATCGGGCGAAAGGTCGTCAGGATGGGCACATCTCTGTATCCCTTCTCTGACTTTGGCGTTTCCTCATAGGCTCGGTTACGGTCCCACGGCATTGCGGAACGCACATGGATCACATTCTGCTCAAAGTCCACGTCTTTCCATTGCAGCCCGTTCGCCTCGCCGAGACGGAGCCCGGTATACTCGAAGAGCTGTGCCCAGAAACCGCATCCCTCTGGATGTGCGTCAATGATATCCCGCTGCGCTTTTGTCGGCTCGAGACGCTTGCCCTTTTTCATCCCGGCAGGTGGCTTTGCCAGAAGCACCGGGTTGCTGTTACCGTGATAATTTGCGCACCAGAAGGTAAAGATACAAGATAGCACGCTTTTTGCATTGGTGATAGTATGTAGCGCCTTGCCGTCCATCTTCATGCGCTCCATGTATCCGCAGACTGCCTGCGTGTCGATGTCAGCCATCGGCGTGTCTCCAAAGCATTCCAGAAGCGGAGGAATATTCTTGACGTAGGCGTTTATTGTACCACGTTTTACCGGATTTGTCGAGCCTGTAATGTAATCTTTGTACGCTATTGCCATTTCTCGGAAGGTGGCACCGCCGTTATTTTTGCTTTCTTCCAGTGTTGCCTGCCGGTAGGCTTCTTCATACTTTGCGGTCGCTTCGGCAACCGTAGCACCTAAGAAGTGCTTATACTTTCCGTCCGGCATTTTCCGCTTGATCTCGTACCGGCCGTCAGCGCGTTTCGTTCTTTTTCTTGGCATCCTCTATCGCCTCCTTGTTGATGGAGTAGACATCTTCCATGTCTTTTGCTGCCGCCATTCCGCAGTCGCGTGCCTGACACAGCATTTCAATGTTCGGCTGCAGCCCTTCGGGGTCCACATCCGTTTTTGTCGCCATAGTAATTTCGTAGTGGCTTAAAATCGTATTGACAACAGCCACCCTGTCCCGCAGCGGCGTGTGAAGGTTTGCCACCATCTCGGTAAGCACGCTCAGGTGATCCGATCCATGCGCGCCGTAGCGGATGTACAAAAGCGCATCTACTTCGTAGGCGCTGCATTCTTCTATGGCTTCGTGCAGCATACGGCGTTTTTCTTTGTCGGTGGGGTCATCTTCAAGCCGTTCCAGCAGTCCCGGATAAATGCAGGAATCCAGATACCGCTCCAGTGAAACCCTACAGCCCACGAACCACTGCATCATCATGGGAAAGGAGATCGCGTTGATTCCCTGCTCCCACTTAATTATGCTTTGTCGGCTTACACCCATTCGTTTCGCAAGTGTGGCTTGGCTGATTCCGGCCTCTGCCCTTGCTTTTTCCAATGTTTCCGCAACACGCAAAACCCAATCATCCATTCCCAAACATCCCCCTTTTTTCGACAATTTCACAAAATTCGACCGATTTTCCGTCTTTTTTGGTTTACCACATACTTCCAAAATTTGATGCCGAATCTGTTCCTTTTTCCGTGTTATAACATAATTGTCAAAAAAATCCAGAAGGAGTGCAAAAATAATGGATAACATCAAGGCTCTGAACGAAATCCCGGAAGATATGGTAATTATTGACGGTATGCCGGCATCCAAACCGCAGAACGCTGATGGAAGCCGCAAACCGTGGGAGGGCTAAGCTATGACCAACACCAAGGAAACTATGCTCTGCGCCTACGCACAGGACAACGTGCGCAAGCTTGTCTATCACCTTTCGCAGGCCGGGTCTGATGGGTCTGCCTATGATGCAGCCTTCCAGATCCTGAAAGCCGCCGTTAAGGATCACGACGCCGGTCACGACCCCGGGGCGCGGTACCGGAATGTCAACGGGCGCATCGTTGCAGCGCCGGCAGTCTCCCCTTGTCCGTGTGATCAGGAGCGTTAACCTCAAAGTTAATTTTGTCGGGCGTTCAAGGTGTCCACAGTGGACACCTTTGTTTTATAAATTCGCAGAGTCATATACAGCCAAAATGTCTTTTATGCCTTGTTTGTCTTTTTCGGAAACAGTAAGATCATACGCATAATTTCCTTTAAAGCGAATCACAGTCTTTTGAGAATTAGCGATTTTTCTTAAAATCTCAATTTGCCTATCTGTGGGAGCAATATCTGCGCATTCATAAAGATGCCCGTACAATACTGAATCTCTTTCAACATCTGTATAACCAAAATCGATGGTATCAACAACGTTACCGTCAATATTGATAATGACTTGATCGAAAAAGACCCAATCATCTCCAACATAGTCGAATTTTAGACGCATATATAATTGTCCATCGACTTCTCCAAGATACGGAAGAGCAAAGCTTCTGGAGTTGATATACTTCGGATAACTGGAAGGATAATACCAAATTCTGTTTTCAACTGTATCAGTTTCCTTTTTTAAACGAGAAAGAGCTTCCTGCCTGGCCTGTTCCTTGGCTTCCTGCTGCAAAGTAGAATACGCTGAGCGAGCATCCAGAAGCGTATTATAATTCGTTACGTCCGACCGTCTTGTGGATTCCACGTTGTTATATGCGGCATCGGCAGCTTCGATCATTTCTGCACTTTCCAGCGTTACGTCACCGATCTGGTTGATTGCATCAATAGCGTTTTGGACTCTGGCATCTTCAAGAATTTTTTCAGCATTCTCAAGAATCGAATAATTGGAAACAAAACCTTGTGCTTCTTCGCTTGCGCGGATGTAAGACAGGCGCGCAGCCTCCACAAGCTTTTCTGCGTTATCGTCCGTCAGAAGGGCACTTTCGTCAGGAATAGAAGCTATTGCCTGCTCGACCGGAGCAACCTCATTTTGATATAGCTCATCGTATGCGGCGCGGGCATCTGTAAGCTGCTGCGCGTTGCTTACTTCCTTTTGCTCTTCGCCCAAAGCGTTGTAGGCCGCTTCTGCCTGTTCAATAGCGCTTTCACTGCTTAATGTGATGGTGCTGTCGATTTCTTTAATAAGCTTTTCCGTGTTCTTGACTTCTTCCGATTTACAACCGGTAGCACCTACGCAAATAGCCACGCTCAATGCAATTGCCGCAATATGCTTTTTCTTTAAACGCACAGTTTTTTCCTCCTAATGCTTTTGATCAATTACCGAAAGCAGCTACACGTTCTTCAACAGTGGCGCTTTGCAGCAGGTTATACAGGTTGATGATGTCTGTCATGCCTTGTCGGCTTTCGCTATCTATGATCGTCGTCTGCGTTCTTTGCCTTCCGTTGACCTTTGCGCCGTTGAAACGCAAATATGCAGTGTCGGCGTTCAGAATGCGGCTCAGGCAGTCCATATCCTCATCGTTCCCGCCAAAAGATACGCTTTCATAAAAAATCTGGTCATCGGGATAGTACTGGCGCGAAATCTTTTTAAATTTGTAGTTCGTCTGACTGGTATAATTATTGTATTCGCCAATCAGAACGTCTACATCGTTCCAGTAAAAATAGTCTTCGGTGTCCTGAGATGTGAAGCTCATACCAAACCGGACAGTTTCGCCGTTTGAATACACATACGGCATCACGTAGTTTTTGTTATTGTCTATTTCGTAATCTTCGTAAGCGGATTCAAAAAGCCAGATGCCATCCTCGTATGACACATCAATGTTAGCTAGTGCATCTTTGATTGCCTGCACCTTGTCGGCATTTACGTCATTCTGCTGCGCAACCACCGCAAAGGGAGCGTCCCCGGCGGGGCTGGCGGCCAGCGCGGGTAATGCAGTGCCTGCCATCAGCGCAGCCACAAGGCTACTCGCCACTATAACTTTGCATTTTTCCGCAATTTTCATTCGAAATTCCTCTTTTCTCTTGATTTTTAACGACAACAGTTGTAACATAAAATTACAAAATACAACAAAAAGGAGTGTTTCTTATGCCTGACGCTGAATTTCTTGCCTACCTGAAAGAGCACCCCGCGCTTTGGGGCATTGTAATGGGCGTTTTGCTGGAGCATTCCGAAACCGAAGATGCTGCACAGGCGTCCTGAAACAGCAACCGCACAAGAAAGGAGTTTTATATGTTCGAATTTTTCCGCAAGAAGAAGTCGCCCGCTTATGAAAAAAGCTACAGATCCGGCCACGTTTCCTGCGCTATTGATGAAAACGATCTCAACAAATACACCATTGATTTCAAATCGTCTTGCTATGAAGACGACCTACCGGAAGTGGAACAGATCGTAGACGAGATCCTGCTGGAAATGAACAAAAACGGTGTAGACTTCGGGGTTGCCATGCAGGTGCCCTCGCTCTTGCACAAAAAGCTTACATCCTATTTTGATTGGTACCTTGCCAAAACTGCCGCAAAGACGGTACCGTACTTAACGTATGATGGAGACGATCAGAGCGATGAAGGAGACAATAAAGGCGAGAACTGACATTGTATTTGCAAAATGCATCTCGCTTTTACGGCGATCGATATAGCGCAAATACAATTTTCCGTCCGTGGTGATCTGATACACAGAGCTTCTTATCTCCATTTTTTCCAATTTGACTTTTGTCTCGACAAGCTTTTTCTCGTACAGCGTTTTTACTCTTTCTGTCCATTCGGAGGTACAATCCACCGGTCCTTGTGCTATCACGCGCAGGGTGTTCAGCTCGTCGGTGGATAGCACCAGCTGCTCAAAATCCATTGTGGTCACTCTTCCTTTGCTTTTCCGTTTTCCAGCACAGCCAGCGCGGCGGCTTTTGCGGCTGCACGCGCTTCCGGCGTTGCATTTTTATAGGCTGCTTCTACATCAGCCCATTCCCATTGGAGCCCGTCCTTCCCGGCGGGCTCTTTTTTTGTGCCCATAAGCTCTTCAACGGTAATGCCAAAGTA